GAATGGCGGAGGCTGGCCGAGGAGAAGGTGCGGCGAGTTGCCGCACCCTCACCGGCATCGCAAGGAAAGAACCAAGGGAAACGCGAGGCCGCAAGACAGCTTGGCGTTTCCGAGAGAGAGGTCCGCCGCGCCGCCAAAATCGCCAACCTCCCTGATGCCATCAAGGACCAGGGCCGCGCCGAGAACTGGTCTGCACGGCGGTTGCTCAATGCTGCTCAGACCGATGAGCAAAAGGAGAAGAAGAAGGTGAAGAAGGCGGCGGACCAGCAAGTAGCCGAAACGGAGGTGGAGTATTTTGCCGAATGGCTCCACCGACGGGTTGATCCTGGGGAGTTGCCAGCGCTGATCTCATGGCTGGAAGGATGTCCGCCAAAGGCTGTCATCAAAGCTCTGCGGAGGCTTGCATCTTGAAACCCACGACCATCCTCGACGTTGAGATATTCCGCAACTGGTTCGCAGTCGGGATGCTCGACGTCGGCGATGGTCGTGTGGACTTCCTCGAGCTGCACGACGACCAACCGCTCGATGTCGATCGCCTGCGCTACGTGCTTGACAGGAACAGGCTGATCACCTTCAACGGAGATGGCTTCGACATCCCGATCATCCACTACGCCCTGGCCGGAGCGACAACCCAGCAGCTCCACGATGCCGCTGGCGCAGTGATCAACCAGAACCTGCGCGGATGGCAGCTTGCCGATCGCCATGGGTTTAAGTTGGGGAAGCCCCGCGACCACGTTGATCTGATCGAGGTCGCGCCCGGCATGGCCAGCTTGAAGATATACGGTGGCCGCATGCACTCGGCCCGGCTGCAGGATCTGCCGGTCGATCCGAACGACGAGGTCAGCCCGACCCAGCGCGTGGTGCTGAAGGCATACTGCGAGAACGATCTGCACACCACGCGCGATCTATACGAGACGCTAAAGCCCCAGCTTGAGCTGCGCCGGGTGATGGGTCAGCAATACAAGATCGACCTCCGCTCAAAGAGCGACGCGCAGATCGCCGAGGCCGTGATCACGAGCGAGGTGACCGAGGCCGTGGGCACTGTGCTCCGGCCAGAGATCGCGCCGGGGACGGCTTACCGATACAAGGCGCCGGACTTCCTGCAGTTCAGCACTCTGCCCCTACAGGTGAAACTAGGCGAGATCCTGGACGCCGAGTTCGTCGTCAAGGACAACGGTGGCATCACCGAGCCCCCTGCCCTGGCGGGTCAGACGGTGACGATCGGCGCCGGCGTCTATCGCCTTGGTATCGGCGGGCTGCACTCCAGCGAGACGTGTCAGTCCGTGGTGGCCGACGAGGAGCATGTGCTCCTCGATCGTGACGTGGCCAGCTATTACCCCTCGATCATCCTGCGCCTGGGCCTTGAGCCTGCGCAGATGGCCGGCGGCTTTCTCAGAGTTTACCAGAGCATCGTCGACCGCCGCCTGAAGGCCAAGGCCGCCGGCGATAAGGTCGCAGCCGACACACTGAAGATCGTGGTGAACGGCAGTTTCGGAAAGCTCGGCAGCAAATGGTCCCGGCTATACAGCCCCGACCTCATGGTGCAGGTGACGGTGACCGGCCAGCTCTGCCTGCTGATGCTGATCGAGGCGCTCGAGGCCGAGGGCATCAGGGTCGTCAGCGCGAACACCGACGGCATCGTCATCCACTGCCACCGCGGCGACGTCGGAGAGATGGAGCGGATCGTCACTGACTGGGAGCAGCGCACCGGGTTCGTGACTGAGGAGACCAGTTACCGCGCGCTGTATAGCCGCGACGTCAACAACTACATCGCCATCAAGCCGGACGGCGGGGTCAAGGTAAAGGGCGCCTTCGCCCCGCCCGGCCTGATGAAAAACCCCAATTCCGAGATCAGCACCGAGGCCGCGATCCGGTGGCTGCGCGATCACACGCCGCTGGCGCAGACGATCCAGGGCTGCACCGACATCCGCAAGTTCGTCGTCGTCCGCCAGGTGAAGGGCGGCGCGATCGACCAGGACGAGAAGCCGATCGGCAAGGCGGTGCGGTGGTATTACTCGACCTCGGTCACCGGCCCGCTGCGCTACGCGGTGAACGGTTACACCGTGCCGAGATCCGAGGGCGCCCGCCCGCTGATGGAGTTGCCGGCGGAGATGCCGCCGGATGTCGATTTCGCTTGGTATGAGCAGGAGGCCGCCGATATTCTGGCCGCGGTTGGAGGGTTCAATGGACTGGTTTAGTAAGTTCCTGCTGTTTCTCACCGTCGCCTGGGTTGGGATCATCATCATCGTAAAGCTGGCGTTCAATGCCCTCGCGCCAGAATGAACGCGACATCGAGTTCTACCTCGTGCGTCGTGTGCTGAAAGCCGGCGGCGACACACGCAAAGTCCAGTGGATCGGTCGTGCCGGCGCGCCGGATCGTCTGGTCCTGCTGCCCGGCGGCATTGCCTGCTGGGTCGAGTTGAAGGCGTCCGGTAAGTTGCCCAGACCCGGACAGTTTCGCGAGCACCAGATGCTGCGCCGCCTCGGCCAGCGGGTGGAGGTGATCGACTCGATCGAGGGTGTGGACATGCTCATGGAGGCACTGCTAGATGTCGCGTAGCGCCGGCCTCCTCCGTCGTTGCTTCCCTGCGGAGTCGGCCCTCACCCCTGGCCCTGGGGTCTTTCCTCCTCCAGCGAGGCCGGCGCGCTCTTACAAGCCCCGCCCCTTCGCGCCCCTTGCCATGGACCTGTTTGCTCGCCAAGAGCGGTGCGCGCTCTGGGCAAGGCCGGGGATGGGCAAGACAACCATGGCGCTGACCCACCTCGAGGTGCTGCACAACCTCTTAGGCGAGAGCGCGCCGACCCTGGTGCTGGCTCCCCTGCGCGTCGCCCGTGACGTCTGGCCAACCGAGGTGGGGAAATGGGACCACCTCTCTGGGCTCAAGGTCGTGCCGATCGTCGGCACCCTGGCCGAGCGTCGGGCGGCACTGCGGCAGGACGCGCCGATCTATACGACGAACTATGAGCAACTCCCCTGGCTGGTTGCCGAGCTCGGTCGAGACTGGCCGTTCGGCACGGTGGTGGCGGACGAGAGCACGAAGCTGAAGTCCTTCCGCCTCCGCCAAGGCGGCCAGCGGGCCAGGGCACTGGGCACGGTGGCGCACACCAAGGTGGAGCGGTGGATCAACCTGACCGGCACGCCGGCGTCGAACGGTCTGGCGGACCTGTGGGGTCAGACGTGGTTCCTCGACGCCGGCGAGCGGCTGGGCCGGACGTTCTCGAGCTTCCAGCAGCGATGGTTCAGGCCGACCCGGCAGGGGCAATGGCACCAGTGGGTGCAGCTTCCGGGCGCGCAGGAGGATATCCACAAGCGGCTGTCTGACATCTGCCTGACGCTCGACCCGCGCGACTGGTTCGACCTGCGCGAGCCGATCGTCAACGTGATCAACGTCGAGCTGCCGCCGAGCGCGCGAGCAAAGTATCGCGAGATGGAGCGCGAGCTGTTCACGCTGATCAATAGCCAAGAGGTCAGCGCGGTCAACGCCGCGGCGAGATCCGGGAAGTGTCTGCAGCTTGCCAACGGCGCGGCGTATACCGCCGAGGGGGGTGGCACCTGGGTCGAAGCTCACACCGAGAAGCTGGACGCGCTCGAGGAGCTGGTCGAGGCCACCGGAGATGACCCGCTGCTGGTGACTTACCTGTTCCGCTCCGACCTGGCTCGGCTGATGCGCCGGTTCCCCCACGCGCTGGACCTGGCGCAGGCTGACGATATGGCGAAGGCTAAGGCCGGCAAGGGTAAGGTGTGGCTCGGCCACCCTGCGTCGATGGGCCACGGCGTCGACGGGCTGCAAGAGCACTGCAACACGGTCGTTGTGTTCGCCCAGGACTGGAACCTCGAATACCACGACCAGGTGATCGAGCGCGTCGGGCCGATGCGCCAGATGCAGGCCGGCAAGGACCGCCCTGTGTTCATCCACTATATCGTGGCGCACAAGACGATCGACGAGCTGGTGATGCTCCGCCGCCAGGGGAAGCGCGACGTGCAGGAGCTCCTGATGGAATACATGAAAGGGAAGACATGACGAACATCTCGAACATCCTGATCCAGCGGGGGACGACGTATGGTCCGTTCAGCGATCAGGCAGCTCTCACGCAGGACATCAAGACGGTGATGAAGCAGCGCGCCGGCTGGACTCGGCTGACCGACAGCCAGCGGGAGGCGCTGGAACTGATCGCCAGCAAGATCGCGCGCGTGATTAACGGCGATCCGAACTATCTCGATTCCTGGATCGACATCGCCGGATATGCCAGACTGATCGCCGACCAGATCGAACGGGGTGAGAGTTGAGTTCTAGTGCAATCTGCACTATGATCTAACTTCTGCTAAAGAAACGGCGAGCAGGTCGTCCCCCCTACCTGCTTGTCGGTCCTTACAAAAGTGTAAGGACATACTATACATTATGCGCACTAAAGGGGGTGATTTTAGATAGCGGTTGCTATAGGGATTTTTGGCAGGAAATGGACTTCACCTTGCACCTGGGGGATTGCTTGGAGCTGATGAAGACATTGCCGGACGGGTCGGTTGATCTGGTTCTGTGCGATCTGCCGTATGGGACGACCCAAAACAAATGGGATTCTGTGATTCCTCTGGGAAACTTGTGGACTGAGTATCGTCGCGTCTGCACCGGGGCAATCGTTCTTACGGCAGCGCAGCCGTTCACCAGCGCACTGGTCATGAGTAACCTGCAGATGTTCAAATACGAGTGGGTGTGGTGTAAGAACAAGGCGTCGGGCCACCTGAACGCCAAAAAGCGTCCACTTCAAGCCCACGAAAGCATCCTTGTATTTGCGGAAGGCACCGCGCCATACACGCCCCAGAAGTCCGACGGGCACAGACCAGCCAATTACGCCAAGAGTATTAATCGGAGCAGTAACTACGGAGCGCATCGAGAAACTGTTCACAAAGGCGGCAACACCGATCGATACCCGAACACGCTGCTGCCCGTATCGGTGGTGAACAACGACTCGCCTGAGCGGTGCCACCCAACCCAGAAGCCCGTCGCCCTGATGGAGTATCTAGTGCTCACCTACTCCAACGAAGGCGACACGGTCCTCGACAACACGATGGGCTCAGGCACCACCGGCGTGGCTGCTGTGAAACATGGGAGACGCTTCATCGGCATGGAGAAAGATCCAGATTACTATCGGATCGCCCAGCAGCGGATCGAGAAAGCGTGGTTAGAGCGGGAACCTGCTAAAGCCCCCAGCAAGGAGAAAGTGCAACGTGTCCGTTTACATAATCCCAAGGCTACGAACTGGGTGCAGTGCGAATTGTTCTAGCTAAATCAATGATGTGGAACGGATCACCCCCCCCTGTCCGTTTATACATTATGCGCCCTTGACTTTATAGCAGTTGCTAAAATAGTATCGCGAACAGTAACGAGGAATCCCATGCGCCGACTGTCTCCCACATGGAAGCCCACCTGGACGTCTGAGCAGGATCGGGCGATCGTCGACTACCGCGACCAGGAGGGGTGCTCCTGGCCGGAGATTGGCCGGCGCATCGGTCGCAAGGAAAGCAGCATCGTTGCCCGCTACCGCGCGCTTACCGAGTCGGGCTTCAACCCCCACCGCCCTCTGGAAATACCGGCGGGCACCGACCAGCGGATCGAGATGATGGTCCGTGCCGGCATGGCTGACGGCGAGATATCCATCCGCGTCGGCCTGCCGCACGGTGTTGTCAGCGCCCGGCGGAAGATGCTGCAGATATTCCGCACCCCGGCCCGGCGCGGCAACAAAGAGGTCAACCCGCAGCCAGCGGATCTCGGCGACATCGTCGGCCCGGTCCTCTGCGGGTTCGCGGAGGTCAAGGACTGGGTCGCCCAGCACGCGCCGCGCGCGAAGACCCTGGACGATGTCAACCAGGTCCGCCTGCGCCTGGGCCTACCGCCTTTTGCAATCGAACGCCGTCACATGGAGGAAAGCCGTGTTTAACCCTGCTGATCTCGCCGAGGCGCGCATGCTGTTCGCGCGCCTGCAATCCCAGCTCACGCTGCTGTCGAGCCAGATCGACGGCTACACACTGGCCCTGGAGGATGCGGTCGTCTCCCTGACCGACGCCCAAGACCATCTCACCGCAGCCATCAATGAGGAGGAACGGTTCCATGAAGACCTTCGCGCTTGACGTCCTGGCCGGCGCCCTGTGCGCCATCACCGCGATCCTGGTCGTGATCGCCTTTGCGGTCATCGGCTGATGCTCGAGACCCTGGCCCGCCCGCTGCGCGACCTGGAGGAGCTGATCGCCGCGATCGGCGCCCGCCAGGTCTGCCGCGAGCTCAACATCCACGACAAGACTCTTTACCGCTGGCGCACCCGGCGATCCACCATGCCGGGTCGGCAGCACATCACAGTCAAGATGCTGCTGGGCGATCTGCCCGGCACCGCGGGCCAGTGGACCGGCTGGAAGTTCGTCGCCGGTAAACTGGTCTCACCAACCGGAGATCAGTTCCAACCCGGCGAGATCCTCGCCATCGGGCTCAACCACCAACGCATCGCCGCCCTCGAGCAAGAGGTCATCGCCCTGCGCGTCAAGCTGGAAGTCGCTTAGGCGCCGTTGTCGGAGCGGGATATCTCACGCCAGTTCGTCCCGCTATACATCAGCGTGATCGTGTCCTGCGCGTTGTCAAGCGTGCAGTCTCCGGCCAGTTGCAGGTTGTCGACCGCGTCCTTGAGCACGACAGTGCGCGCCGAGTCGGCTGCCCGCAGCACCAGCATCATGCCGTCCGTGCCGCCGCTGATGGTGTCGAGATCATCGCTTGCCGCATCGCCCTCGGTGTCCACCGTGTGGTGGCTGGCCGTAACCGTGATCGCCCCCGTGGCTATCGTCAGTTCGCTGCCGGTCGTCAGCACCACCTTACCGGCCACCGTCAGGTCCGCCCCGACCGAGAGGTCACCGTCTGAGCCGGTGATCGGGTCGGCCACCACGGTGTGCCCGCCGGAGATGTGCGCCACGCCAGAGTAAGCGTTGGGCGCGTGCGACCAGAGCGCGGTGGCGTTGTTCACCTGTCCGCCCATCACGTAATACTGGATATACCCGTTGCCGGTGGCGACCTTCTCGAAGGCATACTCGTATTTGTTGGTGCCGTTGCCTGAGAAGTTGCAGGCGTGGAAATGCGCGGTGATCCAGTAGTTCGAGGCATACCCGGTCGAGGCGTCCAGGAACACGCCGCTGACCGTGGCCACGTCGCAGTCCGGGTTGTCGAAGCTGCAGCCGACGAAGATGTTCTCCAGCGCCGAGCTGGTGTCGCAGCGTATCTTCACCTGATACTGGTTCGCGGTGTGGATCTGGTCGAAATGGCAGTTGACGAAATAGTTGTCGCCGGTGCTGTTGATATCCAGCAGGCAGACGTGACTGGCATCGCCGGCGTCGAGCGGTGACGGCGCCAGGTGGATGCGATCGAACTGGTGCCCGCCGGCTTCGACCAGCATGTCGCGATAGCCACCGTTGACAATCACGTTGGTGAAGTTGCTGTCCGACCCCGAGGCGATGTGCCAGCCCACCCCGCGTGAGTCCATCGTGATCTGCACGTTCTCGATCGTCTGGTGCGCCACGCCGGTGACGTTGTTCACCACGCCGTACGACCCACCTCGGACGACATCGGCATTGCGCAGGGTGTCCTTGACCCCCTGCATCTTGAGCACCGTGGTGGCGACGTTGTTGCCGTCGAGGATCAGATCCTCGATCACCGCGCAGCCGAGATCGCTTGCGTTTTCGTCTGTGGTGACCAGGGTCGCCATCGACGTGCCGGCACGGATCACCGTCCCAGTGAAGGAGGTGAACGCGCTGTACTTCCGGCCTCGAGCCTCTCCGCGAAGCGTCACTCCGCCCGGCACCGTCAGCCCGGTGTTCACCACGTAGACACCGTAAGGAAACAGCACCAAGCCGCCGTCCGTGAGCGAGTCGATCGCCGCCTGGATCGCCGCGGCGTCGTTGGTGCTACCGTCACCCGTCGCGCCGAACGCCTTGACGTCGGTCACCTGGGACAGCTTGATCTGGTTCTCGCGCGCGTTGCTCATTAATCAAAACTTTCTCAGAAAATTGCGATTGCAGAAGCCACAACCAGCACAGCGACCACAGGCAAAACCACATCCAGCAAGCTGTCCCGGCTCCAATACCGCGTTTGCAAGCAGAGAAGTTCAGTCGGCTGCGGCGCTTTGTATCGTTCGCCACCATTGGCCTCGATGAAACGATATTCGGCCTGTGTGTGTTCCCGCCCAACGAACAGCGCGGCACCGAATGCAGCACCCGCCCACCAGTTCCCGGTCGGCCAGCCTATGAGAACCATGAGCGCCAGGGCCAGGGCGGCATGGCTGAAGTTCGACAAGTTCATCGACGTTGCTCCAGTAATTTAACCCGCTCGTTGATCTTCTTGATCCACTCGACCAATCGCTCGACCCTGTCCTTCTGGTCCTGATCGCGCTCGTCCTGATGCTTGATGCGCTCCTCGAAGCGCGCCACCAGCGTCAGCACCTCATCCAGCTTCGCTTCGCGCGATATCTTCTCGCCCAGCCGCTTTTCCAGCGCGTCCACTTTGGAGTTCAGCGAGCCAGCCGCCATCGCCGTCGTTAAGGCGAAAGCGGCAAGGGGCCACCACTGCTTGATCCAGTCCATCAAATGGCTGTTCCTTGCAAACAAGTAATAGCCAGTGCATGAGCAGCGGTTGCAAATTCAGAACCATACAGATGCCCAATCGCGTTAGCGAATTGCTCCGGGTTTATCTTGTTTGTCAACATCTGCAAAAACGCCAGCGCGCCGTCTGCCGTCTTGAACGTCGCGCTCATTTTGCAGGCTGGCAACCAGACCGTAATCATTGCACGAACTCCGCTTCTGCCGCACGACGACGAACCAGCCCACGCAGGACGCGACCGCCTGCGTAAACCCACTTCGCAAGCTCTCGCCGCGCTCCGTCCCAATCCTCTGCCTCGACCCGCTTGCGTAGCGTGCTGGCGCGGTAACGCGGGACGCCGAGGTTATACGCAAAGTCGGTCATAGCCCCGAGCGCACCGGCGTGGTTAATCAGCATCGGCGAGGCGCGCAGAACGCCGGGCATGTAGTTGTTTCGCAGTTCACCGATCAGCCATTCATCCGCCTGTTCCTGGCTGATCGGCGGGTCGGTTTCCTGCACGCGGGAGCCGTCAGGCTTGTAGACAGTCCCCCAGCCCTGTGTCCAGTAACCCGCTGGACACAGGTATGGCTCCGCCACGAAGCCCTCGAACTGCCGACAAAGGGCGGCGGCTATCTCTAGCGCGTCGGTTGTGTCCGTTCCCATACCCGACCCACAAACCAAAACGAGATGATCATAAACAAAATGGTCACGTCATCCTGCGTCCATAGTGACAGCAGGACATCCTTCCACTCGCCGCCCTGCTGAACTGCCACGAGATAGCCTGCCAGCTTGACGATGAAGTAAGCGGTGACGAAGGCATATGTGATCAGCGGGCGAACCAGCGCCGAGATCGCCGCGACGAACTTACCGGCTGCGACAGCGGTCTTACTCTGCTCGCTAAACGCCTTGCCGATGCTGTCCAGTTCCGCCGTCAGCATCGTCGCCTGTGTCTCTCGCATGTGGATTTCACCCCTGACTTTGGCGAACTCCATTTCAGACGCTTGCATAGCTAGCTCATGTTTGCGCTCATTGGCGCGGTCGAACGCCTTGAGCAGTTCCGGCGCAATCCGCAGGACGCCGCCGAACAGACCGCCAAGAAGGGTTTCTATCATGTCTACCTCAATTCCCTGTCGCGAGATAGTAAAAGTCCGAGCTACCCCCAGAGTTGTGGTTTAACGTGAAACCTGTCGTTGACACGGAGGAAGCCGTAACATTCACCGCAGTGTTTGTTCCATTGTGAATGGCGATTACACTTGTGCATTCGTTCGGGAACGCATTGTCGAAAGTTACAACGACTCCGGTCGTGCCGGTCACTGATCCAGATTGGATTCTCGGTTGTCTGACAGATGTGGCTCCAGCGTTCGTAAATTCCGTCGTCACATACTCGAAGATATTATCGTCGCCAACAACGCAATTGCTAACACCCGAGCGGATATATACGCCGTAATCGATCTCATAACCAGAAAACCCAAAAATGTGGTTTCCGGTGGCGCTATAACAGCGCCCTTCGTTGAAATCTATTGCGACCCGGGTGTCTCCAGTTCTACCCGCTTCCATGGAGAAGATGTTACCGATCACTTTGGTAAACCTTCCGTTGGTTCCCTGCAACAACACCCCCGTCCAATTTGGCCAGGGGTCAGTATTGAGAGCCGCGCAGGCGTAGAAAACGCAGTTCGCAATTACCGACTGTTGAGAGTTGTAAAGCCAAACGCCAACATTGGAGCAGTTCATAGAGCATCCGACGACAGTTAGCTGCGGCTCTGCTCCGCTTGCAATGTTGTGGCGGATGCCATAGGTACAATAAACGACGTCGGTGTTGTTGATGTAGCAACCCTCCGACGTTCCGTATACTTCAATGCCCGTTGTAAATTCTAAAAACAGTGAATCGGAAATCACGAACGCGGTGCTTTCTCCGTCAAGAAACACACCACGGGACGACGCGGGGGATTTGTTCATCTCCCCATAAGCGTGAAGATTTCTGATTTCGCCGTTGCGCGCGTTGGTGACGGCGATTGCAGTGTTCCAGTATCCGTAACCGCTCAGCGTATCGCTGACGCGATCCACATTCTGACCGATGAACAAATCAGCAGCATACACTGATGCGTCAATGTTGTTGCTATGATCGAACTCAAACCACAGAGCGTTACCGCAATTATCGGCAGACGTAATCAAGCCGAGGTCGCACACCTCAAAGTGCGGCAACTGGTTATCGGTTACACTGGTCGAATGGAAATGGATTCCAAGATCGGTATCGGCCTGAAAGTCTAGCGTGCTTAAATAAGGCCCGTCACCGTGAACGGAAATGTGTTGTTGCGCGTTGCACGTTACAGTCAGTTTGCTTGTGATTTTGTAGATGCCGGTCGGGACGTACAAACGACCTCCGCCTGCGGCTATCAAATAAGTAAACGCATCGTTGAAAGCAGTCGTGTCATCCGTTGATCCGTCGCCTACCGCTCCGAAATCTTTCACACTCAAAACTTCGCGCAGCTTGGATTGCACGTCTCCTGCCGCAATGCCGGCGCCGGGAAGGTAGCTTATGTCCGCAGCGTCCGCCGTGTCACCTGGAGGCAGCGCGCTTCCGTAACGGGCCAGGATTTCCGAGCCGTCGGACGGGGCAACGGTGAACACCAGCGAGCCGTTGGTCAGGGTGTGATCCACGCCCGGCACCAACGTGCTACCGTCGATCGAAACGTCCATGTTCCCGAGCGTCACCGGGTCGCTGGTTAGGGCGAACTCAGTGGTTGACCCGTCGCCGACGAAAGTGTCGTAACGATACGACGCGAACGACGCCGCGGTCGCCAGATCCGACAGCGGGACGTTCGTCAAGGTCGCGGCGTCCGAGTCCCAGCCGATCAGCGCGTTCGCCGACGGCGCCGGCAGTTCGACGTCGGCGCCGGTCGTGACACTGACACGCAAGGCCCGCCCCACCTCCTCCCGGATTTGTTGCATTTGCATCACCATGCGATCGAGCTCGTTCTCTATCGCCGTTGCCGAGAACCGACCCCCGCTTGGCAGGTCCAGCGGCTGGTCGTAATCCAGCACGCCGATGATCGCCAGCACCTCGCCAGTCGCCAGGGGATCACCGCTGATCGGGTAGGTCACCGTCCCGCCAGGGCTGCTATCCTGGTCGCCGTTCAGCGTCACGCTGTAGTCCGTGTCCAGCACGCGAACCGTCTCGACGCCCAGCGCCGTTGCCGTCGTCACCTGGATGTCGGACTCAGCGAAGACCTTGAAATTGAATGCGAACGACGTTGCGCTGTCGTTCCCCTCATAGGGTCCAGCCCGGCGCGCAGTGGATGGGATCGTCATCTAGCAGACACTCCTAGGATGGAGGGGATCATAAGGCGGGCGGGGTGAGACACGGATACGTTCACCGCTGCCGACTTTCCTTGCTCGAGCTGCCGGTCGCCAGGCCACGGGCCATGTCCACCGGGCTGGTCGGCTCGATCTTGCCTTGGGCCATGCCGGCGGCGTAGCCCAGCGGGCGAGCGGCTGCGTAGAACGGCAGGCCGGTGATCAGCGTGGCGGCAGCCGCCACGTCGCGGACGACGTTCTGCGCTTTGGCCTCGCCACGGATGGCTTGGTAGACGTCGTAGGGAACCCCGACCGCGGCTTCAGCCAAACTGACCGCTGGCGACAGAGACATACGATCGTCGGCGGGGTTGTTGTTGAACCGAGCGATCGACGCATTGATCAACTGCCCGGCGAACGGAACCATACCTGTCATACCGCGGATCGTGCCGAAACCGAACACCGCCATCAGCCAGTCGTCCAGATACTCCCCGTCCTTGTCCTCGTCATCCGGCCCACCACGGAATGCTAAGGCGATCGCCTCCGCGACCCATATCTGGACAAACAGGCCCATGAATGCGACATAGAGCAGCTTGCCGGCGCCCTTGCGCAGACCGACTGCTTGGATGATTTGTAATGCAGCCGTGGCGTTGGTGTTCGCCAGCATATTGAACCAGCTCGTGAACTGCGTGAGAGATCGTGACAAGGCACGACCGCCCTCCATCTGGCTTATGTCTTCTGGTAACGTCGAGCCCTGGGTCTGACGGATAACGCCGTCAGCAAACCGCACGGCGTCGGTCTGGTTCATGCCCTGCTCGATCGCCTGGTTGTAGGCCGCCGTCCAGATGATCGGGCTCATCGTATTGTCGACCGCGGACTGCATGAAATATGCGTGCTGGCGAGTCCACGCCTGGCTGCGCTCCAGCATGGACGGGTCGACCAGGATGTTCTCGACGGCGTCGTTCATCGCCGCCACCTCGTTCAACATGCGGTCCTTCATGAAGGGCGACATGGTGGCAACTGTCTCCTTCATCTGCCGAGGGCTGGTCGTGAACTCCGCCGTGGCCTGCAGCATCAAGGTAGGACGAACCTTGACGGCTGCAGACGCGAACCCGGTGATCTGCTGCGCCGTGTTGCTCAGATTGGCGAACATCAGCGCCATGCCGGCGCGAGATCTAGCTTCACTGAGGATCCGAGTCAGGTTCCGATTCCCACTCGTCGGCGTCTCAACCTGCTGCTTAGCAGCCCGGTTCAGCCATGGGATCAACATGCCTTCGTAGGCGCCCGGCGCCACACGGTCCAGGGCGTAGCTCACATCGCGCTGCGTCAGGATGCGGCGCACGTCGTTGACCGCGCCCTGCATGTGCGAGAACATCAGCACCTTGTCCATGTGCTGGGCCAGGGCACGGAGATCGAGCAGCAGCGGCTTGTTGTATTCCACGCGGGACTTGGTGAACCCGCTCGGTGCCGAGGGGAACGCATACGCCATCGCGTCGTTCTCGCCCTCGGCAAGCTCGCGCATGCGGGCGTCCTTGACGATGCGGGTGTCGGTCTGCGCCGGCACGTAGCCACCACGGTAGGTGCCGAACGGCGTCGCCACCGGGTCGGCGGTGATCTCGGCAAAATACCGACCGAACACCTTGCGGTGGGTCTTCTGCGCCAGGGGCTTCATCTCCTCGAGCAGATCCCACACGCCCTGGGCAAAGTCCCAATGCGCCTTGGTCAGCTTACCCTCGGCGTGCATCCGGTCGATGAACGCATCCCACCGGCTGGTGTCGACCGAGCCGTCCTCGAGCTCCGTCGCCCAACCCCGGCCCAGCAGCAGCTTGCGCTTGTTGCTCTCGTTGCCGGTGTGCAGGATGGCGTGCAGCAGTTCCGCCGTGCCGCTGTCGCGGGCGTTGCCGAATGTGTAGCCAAGCTCCGCTTGCGCGTTGATCTCGCCGCGCGGAACGAACGGCCCCACCGCCTTGACCAGATCCGTGAACCGCCGGCGGTATTCCGTCCTGGCCGACCGATACCTATCCGCGGCGTCCTTGATCGGCTGGAAGACATAGCGCAGGAACGGCCCGCCATACTTGCCGTCCATCCCCTCCGCCCATTGCTCCACGCGCCGGAGGATGGCCTTGGCGAACTGCAGCTTGATGCGCAGCTCCTCGCGCCGGGTGATCGCGCCGGCCTCGCCGGGGATGGTGTCGGGGATGCCGATCTCGTCCATCCGCTCCATCAGCGGCTGGGCCGCCTCGCGGATGTCGATCATCTTGCCGTCGATCTCCACCTCGCGCGATGTCTTCGCCAGATCCCACATGCTGCGCAGATCGTCGAACAGCCCGCGCGCTTCCTCCATCGTCATCTCGTTGAACGGCATGGCGTTGGCGACGGCGTTGTCAACGGTGGGCTTGAGCGCGGCGTAGACGGCGGGATCTTCGCGCTGCACCACATCCATGTAGGCGGTGGCCGTCTTCTCCAGGCGCGGGGATATCCCGTGCGCGGCCATGATCGCGCGCATGGCGTTGACCACGTCCGGGTTGCGGCCACCCTTGACCACGCGCTCGTCGTTGCCACGCGCCACCCGGCTGTAGAACTCGAGCTGCTTCTTGATCTCTGCCTGCGCCTCCACCAGCGCCTTGACGGCGTAGTGGTTCAGCACCTGGTCGCGCTTGGCCTGCACGGCGGCCTCGGTGTTGCCGGCGGCGGTCTCCTTCTGCCAGGTCTTTGCCGCCTTGGCCTCGGCGGCCCGGTGCAACTGCGCCGCCTTCTTCAGATCAGTGATCCGCCGGCGGGCAACCAGGTTCTCCGCGAACTGCTTGGCCGCCGCCATGATGGTGTTCACGGTGATGGCCCGACCGGAGGAGCTGACCCGCCCGGTGTCCGTGCGCCCGGCCATCATCTCCTGCTGCGCCTTGAGCTCGGTGGCCAAAGACTTGGCGCGGGCCTCGTTGTGGATGGCCTCGCTCGCCGCCTGCTCGATCGCCTCGGGGCTGGACAGATCGCCGTGCCGCTCCAGCATGCGCTGGTCGGTCATGCCCTCGATCACGCTGTTCATCGGCTCCGCGGCCAGGATCTCGCGCACGAGCTGATCGCCGGAGGTGTAGCCGAACATATCGGCGACGATGTCGGGATGCAGACCCTCCTTCGCCGTCATCCCGCGCAGACGGGTCAGATCGGGACGCCCGAGCATGGTCTCGGGATACATCTCGGCCAGGGCGGCGGTGCTCAACCGGAACCCCTTGTCGGCCTTGACGTCTTCGCCCTGCTCCGTGGTTATCTCGCCACGGCGCAGCCATCGCATCGCCCGGTAGAGCGGCTGCTGTTCGACCTCGGCCTGCACCTCTGCGCGGATGCCCTTGCGCAGATCGCGCGCCTCCCGCTGCAACTGGGCGATCTTCTTGTTGCGCGCGTTGATCGTCCACTTGAGATCGCGCAGGGAGCGGGCCTGCAGCTTCTCGATCGCCTCGTTCGTCGCCTCGAAGTCAGGCAGCAATCCGGCAGTGCGCTCGGCCTCGGCGATCTGCTCGTCCGTCGCCACCAGGCGATCGAACACTTGGCGGATCTCGGGCGAGATCTGCAGGTTGCGGCTGGACATGAACTGGGTCAGCGACTTGTAGACGTTGACCATCCAGGAGCGGAACCGGCGGAACAGCGGCTGCAGCTCCTGGCTCGGCGCCTTGCCCTCGAACAGATACGCCTCGAAGCTCTCCGCCCACCGCTCGTGGTAGGGGCGCTTCTCGTCCAGCGTCATGTTGTTCCAGGTCGCCAGGTCGGGGATGCCGAACCACTTCAGCGTGGTGACCATGTCCTGCTGGATCTGCGCCGGCGCGTTCGGCTGGCTGGCGATGTCCGCCATCACCTCGAGGAAGAAGTGTCCGCTCTCGTGCAGGAAGCTCGAGAGGTTCGCCGACTCACCCAGGGTGATCAGCAGGTTCTGCGGGTCGAAGGTGGCGTTGGGGGACAGGGCGGTGGCTGGCTGCCGCAGCACACTGGGGTCCATCAAGGTCTGTGGCCCCGGAGCGGGAGGAGCGATCCCAAAGGCGTCAGGGTGCAGCGCCACATAAGACGTGCCTCCCATTTCCTCGTCTGCGACCGAGATATAGTCTACTCCCCGACCCCGGAGAGCGTTTCTAAACTTCTCGACGCCCCCGTATTTGTTCACGATCTCGGAATATAATTTATCGAGGGACGAGTAGTGTCTCGCCTTCCCGCGCAAGATCGCGGGAAGTGCGTGTAATGTCACCAAGCGCTCCGACAAGTCTTGACTGTTAGCCCACGGGCCAATCGCCGCCAGCACCGCCCCGAACGAGCGGGGGTCGTCGGCGTCCGTGATGTTCCTCCGCGTCTCTTGACCGAGCCTCCCCCAATCGTAGGCGTCGAACACCTCGTTTGTTGCGTGGAATGCCCGAACCTCCTCTGCCTGGGTGTCATACGTCGACGACTGCCTCAGAACATTCGGATCGTTCGGGTCGAACGTGCCGACGTTGCCGATGGCGGATTTGATTTGCTCGGGGTGGAATGCGACGAACTCCCCAGGGCCATCCTCAAATGAAGCGATGACACCATCATATCCGCGTTCAATGAGAACGTCCCTAATAGCTCGGGAGATATCAGGTTCTAAGGAAAAGTCAGGTTCCGCGTTTGGGTCAAAAGAAAATCCCGTGCGCCTGATTACTTCGTCGTGGATCTCCGCCGGCAGCGGCGTGCCGTTCATCACAAGTCCACGGGCGCCCTGCCCTTTTGGCCCCCACATAAACGGATTCTTGAGAGATAAATAAACAGGGACCACATTTGGGGAACCCAAACTGTTGCGGCCAAGGTTCGTGTAGGCAGACCCAATATCCGGTCGGTTTGAGAAATAAAACCCTTGCCCGATCCATCCGCTATCCGTCGTCTTACCGCTCATGTTCAGATCGAACACATTAAAGTCCGCGCCCGTCCCATGATAAACAACCAACGGCTTACCCTCGGCATCCACCACCTTGCTGTCGCCGAACCAGTTCTTGAACGCCGGCGTCTGGGTCTGGTCGCCGCCTGCATTCAGCACATTCCGCCCACCCACGATATTCGCTCCGACCCGGAGCGGATAGCGGGTGTAAAGTTCCTCCGGGGTCACGCCCATGCGGTTGGCGGTGACGCTATACCAGGACGACACCAGCCGGGCGTAGGCGTCGTTCACGTCCGTGGTGAACCGCTTCGCCGTGTTCAACTGGTCAAGGATGTTGGTCTTGACCGTCTCCACGCTCGCAGCCCACGCCGTCTGGTCCTGCGCCTCGGCCAGCACGCGCTCGGCTTCTTGTTGGAGCATCTCGTCGCTGAGAGACCTGGCCGCCACCGTCTCCGACTGGTTGAGCGCGTCCGGCGCCGATCGGCCCAGCTCGACCACCGCCTGCTCCAGCGGTGTGCCCGGCGCGATCGTCAGCACGTCCGCCATCGGGATCGCCACCGGCATCTCGGCTGACGGCGCCTCGTCCAGCGCCTGGCGCGTCGACTCCGGCAGGGCGGCGACGATCTCCACCGGCATCTGGTTCAGCACGCCGGCGTCCAGGTAGACGGTCTCGTCGGTGATGCCGCCCATGATGTCGCGGAACGCCTCCGGCGCCTTCAGTCTGACCTCAGTCTGACCGGCAGCCTGCAACGCGCCCGCATACCGCTGGGCGTCCTGGATGCTTTGTTCTTGCGCACCGAACTGCTGCGCCCGCCGCTGGGCGGCGATGAAGTCGACGCTACCGATCCCAGCGCCCAAGGTGATCGTCGTGCCGATGAACGCATCACGCGCCTGGGTCAGCGCGTCCAGGGTGTCCTTGCTGAGATCGTCGGGGAAGAACGTCTGGCCAGACAGGGATTGCGCGATCTCCCGACCGCCGACACCGGCCCACGCCTGGACGAACTCCTCGAAGCCCTCGGTGGCCCCGACGGTCAGCATCTTGCGCGACGCGGAGATCAGCGCCTCGCGGGTGGCCGGCGACGCCAGCGCCAGCTTGACTTGGGACATCACCGCCTTCTTGGCAGCGTCCCTGCCGACAACCTTGCCGAGACCTGGTGCAAGGCGCGCCAACACCACGTCACTGAGAAGCTCGATCGAGCCGTTGACGATACCCACCGCCGTGGATACCTGCCGGGCGATCTCTTTCGGGATCGTCTGGCCGGCGGCGTCTTTCATCTGGGTCAGTTCGTCGTAAGCGAACGCCGCCTCGAGGTTGTAGGCGTAATTGAAGGAGCCTGTTAGGAACCCAGCGCCGGCACCGATGAAGCCGCCGGGAACCGCGCCCACGCCTCCGGCCAACGCGCCCATGCCGGCGCCAACCGCCAAGCCCGCGGCGGCACCCTGCGCACCGGCGCCTGTGCTATCAATGAACTGTCGAACGGAATACGAGCCAACCCTGGCGAGATAGCCGGCGGTGCTCTCGTTGTCCTGCATCTTGCCGAACTGCTGCATCTGATCGCGTATTTCTTTCAGACGCTGTTCCTGCTGCTCGGTCCTGGCGCCACCGGATCTGTCGATGTTGATCAGGTGCGCCATCTCAGCTTGTAGGGACGCTTGCCGCCAGCCGGTGCTCAAGCCAGACGTGAAGCCACTGGTCTGACCCTCGATCGTCACCAGCGGGCCGACGTCCTTGTGAACCATCTGCGCGTAGGCTGGGTTGTCGCGCAGCATGATGGACAGGTTGGGCGCCTGATACAGATCCCGCTCGATCGCCGCAGCCCTGTTCTCGGCCTCGACATCGAACAAGTTGCGCAGCACCAGGTCAGTGGACAACCCCGTCTGCTGCGACAGATTGACCGCACGCGCGGCCTCATCCGGGTTGGTCTTGACACCGTTTCTGATCGACGCGCGCAGACGAGCCTGATCGAAGTCGACCACGTCGCCGACCGCCGCGTCGAACGGGTTGGTGGATGCGGCCTGTTCCGGGGCGACTACTTGTCCGACAGCCTCGTCGAATGGGTTCATCAGCGAATACCCTTTGCCCGCTTGTATGCGTCGACGATCTGTTCTTCTGTGGGCTTAGTGACGCCACGACGCGCAAAGGACTGAACAATCAGAGCACGGTCTTGCGCAGATATTTCGGGGACAAACGGCTTACCAGTGCGAACGGATTCTTGGTATGTCGCAGCCGTCTCTGATTCACCAAACCAGTTCAGTGGGTTCAAGTTGCTGCCTGTCTTCCCTTTCAACAAAAGCGAGTCCAGCAACTGGTCCTCGTCTTTGGAAGACAACGCCTTTTTCCCGCCGCCGGTTCGGTTCTCGTATTCCATGATTGCAGCAGCCGTAAACGCACCCGCGTTTTTGTCTTTCAGTCCGTTTGTCTGAACCCACGCTTTTATCTTGTCCTTGAACGACAAACGATCTGCAGCGGGAGGGCTGCGCATTTTCTTCTGTTCTTCGATCAACGCATGGAAGTCGGAGCTTGAAAGTTTGTCTTGGTATTGAAGGAGTTGCTCGTTCTTGAACCTTTCGGGATCGTCCAGGCTCATTGCCCAGAGAGTATTCTTCACTGTGTCGTTGCTTTTGGTTGGCCTTGGCTCCAACCTCTTGGCCACATACTCCTCGAGGGCCGGAACCTTAAGCGGGTCCATCTGTTGTTTAAGAGCTTCCGGGATAGGTAAACCACGCTCGGCGCGGCTCCACGCTTCTGCGCCGGCACGATCATACTGATCCTTTTGCCCAAGCTCACGCAGATCGCGGTTTTCCTTGATCAGCGCCAGAACCTTCTTTTTCCGCTTTGGGTCGTTGATCTCTTGTGCGGCAGATATCTGTTCGCTGAGAGATTTATCTCCAAGCCCGTTCACAAAGTTCTGCGCCCACTGGTTCTCCCCCTCCCCCGCCAGTCCCTTCTCGATCGTCGCCCGGTGGTTGGCCAGGATCTCGTCCTTGTTCTGCCGGTAATACGCGGACGCGGCGCCGGCGTTGGTCGTGGACAACTTGGTGATGTGAGCCACGTGCAAAGCATCGAGGGTCTTCAGCTTCGCCACGCTGATCTGGTCTTCGTTCAAACCCAGGATGCGCGCACGTTCGTCGATCGATGCGCGAATGGATTGCGCAGCGGCGTCGACCGCTCCCGTGGTCAGCCCCATCTGGATGTCAGAGAACAGCTTCGCCTCGAACGCCTGGTTGGCGTGCCTCTCGCGCTCGGCTGCCGAGTAGGTCATCACCGAGTTCATGGCGGACAGCTTCTTGCTGTTCAGATGCGGAGATGCAATCGAGCGCGCCCGCGCGTTCATGTCGCCGCCGTAAGTCTCCGCCGCCTGCCTCCACCACTGCTCCGCCGCCGGGCCGTATTCCTCCACCCGCTCACCGCGGTAATGCTGCCGCGCCTGCGCGTCCCACTTCAGCCATTCCTGGGTGATCTGCGTCTCGACCTCGTTGGCCTTGGTCTGCGCGTTGAAATAGTCGATCCGGTTCGCGGCATCGCCCACCGCCATCAGCCCTTGACCGATCGCGTTCAGCCCGCTGCTGACGTCCGGCGTCCGTTGATACGGGCCAGGGAGCGGTTCAGATCGGACCTGTGGCTGATAAAGCGGAACTGTCGGCATTCATTAGTATCCTTTAGCCGTCTGATAGGCCCAGTTGGCGCCAGGATTGCTGTATTGGTACCACTTGTTGGCCACCTGCCCGGCGCCGGCGAGCAACGTGCCACCGGCCATCATCCATGGGCTCCGTGACGCTGCCTCGGCTCGGTAGTTCGTCGCCTGTGCGCGCCGTGCCCACGCCTCATTCGCAGCGTTGGTGCGCGTGGTCGCGACGTCGGTCTCGGAGAAGAAGTCGGTCTGGTCGAGGATGTCAGCAGCGGAGCCGTAGGTGAGATCCAGACCACGGGCACCCATCATGCTGCGCTGCGTGGATTTATACGCGGCGGCCTTCCGCCGGATGTCCATGCTCTGCTGCTCGCCACGCTTGAGCGCGTCCTGCGCCTGGTATTCGGCAATCTTCGCGTTGTTCTCCGCCACCTGATTGGCGACCTGCGCCTGGTTATAGGCGGAGATGGCTTGCAGGCCAGTGCCGGCAAGAGACGCGATCTGGCCGATGGTGCCCCATGAGAGGCCGGTGGCAGCAGCGGGAGCTGCCGCAGCCAGTGTTCCGAACTCAAGCCCCGCCGTCGCAGCCGCTGCCGCCGTAGAAGCTGCGACCGTCCCAGTCGCCGCCGCCGTAGTTCCAAATATCGACGGAAGGGCCGCCGCCAACATCGCAAAGCACATTGTCAGACCCTCATATCAAATCTGTGAAACGGCTCGCGCAACGCGCCGAACGGCATCGGCGGGCTCAACTCAAACCCGACCCGGCGCAGCCACCGCTTGCTGGTGGTGTTCGCCACATGCACGAAATTCGTCAGATGCGGGAACACCTCCAGCATCCGGTCGAGATACTCCGGCGTGCGCTTGACCATTTGCCGGGCGTATTTCTCCAGCACAGGCGTTCCCATCATCCAGGGTGCCCCAACCCCTCCCATGACGGAGACCGGCCCACAGCCTAAAATGGCGGCGATATGGCCATCAGCAAACGCCGTCCAGCACATCACCGAACTCCGCACGCTGCGATGCAGGGGGTAGAGCGGCTCCGCATACCCGTAAGCCCGGACCTCAAGCATGTCCTGCTCGCGCAGGTTCTGCGCCAGTAGCACCTCGTCCCCCGGCTCAGTGTCGCGGATCAGGACATCAACCACCGCCCTGCACCTCCAGGGTCATGGACAACACCGACATCGGCAGCGGCTTGTCCTGGCGCACACAGATCGCCGCGTCCTGGTTCCAGCTCGGCTGCACGCTCACCACCACCTCGCCCGTGATCAGGCCAGGCGGGTTGTCATAGTCGTCGGTGACGTCCCGCGCCGGGTATTCGCGCAGCGTGGTGAAGCTCGGCCCCACCTGGATCACGCCAGTTTGCGACACGCGCAGATGCACCTTGTTGACGTTCTTCACCGTCCCCTGCCCGGTCGCCGGAGCGCCCTCCATCGCCAACGGCAGGGTCTTGATGTCGGATGTATACGCCAGGCCAACCTGCACGACCGACGCCTCCTCCTCCAAGGTGATCGACCCGTCGGTGACCGTCACGTTGGGATGCACGGCGCCATCGGCCAGGACCGCTACCTCCTCGCCCTCGATGTGCCAGAGTCCGGTGATCGTCGTGGTCGCCGTGCTGTCATAGGTCAGCCCGCTGTCGACGTAGAACCCGTCCTCCTGGTCGGTGAAGATGCGGGAGTGCAGCCGCTCGATGTAGCGCACGTCGCGCCCGTCGATCGTCCGCTTGATCACGGCGTAGACCGCGTCGTCGTTACCCTCGGCCACCACCGCCACACTCTCGAATGTGCCGTCGGTGTCGTGGAAGTGCCACCCATAGACCTGCTGGTCCGGCACATACGTCATGGCCGCCAGGGTGCCGTCTGACCGCACTGCCCATAGGATCTGGTCCGGCGCGCGGGAATAGGCGATCTGGTTGATCGTGTAGCCGTTGAACCGATGCGGCGCCATGATCGAGACGTCGATCGTGGAGTAGTTGCTGCTCTCCCACTTGTAGGCGAGCTCGCGCACGCGGGAGCCCTGGGCCTGGACATATAACGCCGAGCCGCTGGTGACGACCGGCTGCACGTTGCTGGCGCCAGTGTAGCCCTGCGGCTTGATGCTGATGCTGCTCGGCGTGACCGCGGCGCCGCCCTCGTTGAAGATGCGGAACTCCCCGCCCGCGGTGAACGCGATCAGGTCGGACAGCGAAACCAGGTGGCGGATCTGGTTATACTGACCGGCGCTCATCTTGATTTCCATCGCGTCGTCGTCCCGGCTGTAGAGCGACGTCGTCAGGTTGGCCTCGGTTCCGGTGCGGGTGGCGAACAGCACCTGCGGCTTGTTGTTTGTGCCACCGAACCACCGACGCTGTTCGTGATAGGTCGACGTCGACGGGTAGTCGTCAGTGCCGGCGTTCAGCGTGACGATATCCTCGGGCGGCGTCTGGGTCGTGTCCTCCTGGATGTTGTCGTCCTTGATCACCAGCTCCGGCACAGAGGCCGTGCCGGTCGCCGCGCTGGTGGTGGCGTCGGTCACTGACAGATAGGTGAACGTCGTGGTCCCCGTTACCGTGATGATCCAGGCGCCGTTCAGCGTCGCCTCGCCAGTGTCCTCAATGATGATCAGCGAGTTGTTGGCAAATCCGTGCGAGGAGGTCGTCGTCACCGTGACGGTCTTGTTCCCGGCGCCCGGTCGGTCGATCGTGCTGATGGACTTGCTGACCGCACTGGGGCTCGGGCGGGTCTGCCCAATGTACCCATACGTGCCACCGCGGAGCTTGTAGGCGTTGTAACGGATGGCGTCCCCGACCGGCGACCAGGTCAGGGTGTTGTAATTGCCGGCAAGGCCTAGGTTGTTTTGCACATTGACCGGATCAGACGCCAGCGACTCTGTCACCCCGTCCGCGTCGATCGTCGTGACGACGTAGGATTGCTGCACCTTGTCACTGTTGTTCTCGATCGTGGCTTCGACGCTGAGATCCGTCGGGGCGTTGGTCGGGGCGTCGAACGCCAGAGTCGTCAGCGTCCAGCTCGTGGCGCTCACCCGTGCCAGTTCGCGGGTCGCGTAGCTCGGATGGGTGATAGTCGTGATGTCCGCGGACTGCGCGAAGTGCAGGTCGAACAGGTCGTCCTCGGTGTAAGGACTGGTCAGGGTGTAGACCCGCGCCGCCGTGCTGCCCGATGCCGTGGTCGCCACCCCCCAGAGATCCGTCGTGGTGAAGGTGTTCGCGCCGGTGCTGGTCACCTTGTGGTAGCGCGTGCCGATATAGACCCAATCGCCGGTGCTGTAGCCGTGGCTCGTCACCGTCACCGTGTCGGCGACGATCGAGACGATCGCCTTACTCGCCTCGAGCTGCGTGCCGCCGTTCAGGTGGAAGCGGATATACTGGTGTCCAAACTCCAGTATGACGGTCTGCGTCGCGCTAAACGCAAACGGCATCAGGCGCACGGCGCGGGTGCTATCCTTCGCCTCGAGGATGTATTGGAATCCAGGGCGACGCACCGCCGGCCCGTGCGGCAGGGTGATGAAGTTCCGTGCCAGCGCCAGGCCGGTCTGATACTTCACCAGGTCGAGGCGCCCGGCCAGCTCCGGCGTGATCTCGCCGCCGGCGAAGCTCTTGAAAAGGAACTTGACGCTCATGCGCGGGCGGCGATGCTCGAGGGGGTGAAGTCGATCGACGAGGAGCTGGCGTTCGCGTCTGCCGTGGCCGACATGGTGGACATCACCATGGCCCGCTGGCGCATGGCATCAGCCACCCGCATCCCCTCTGTGCCCTTGATGATCGGCCCGGCCAGGTAGCTGCCCAGCAGGTAGGACAGCGCCGTCATGAACGACGGCGTGAACTGGGTCGAATCGGTGACGTCCCTGGTGTAGACCAGGACCGCCTCGGGCTCGTTGGTGTAAAGAACCGCCCCCTCGATGTCGAACTCGGCCCCGTCCCGATCGTTCGGGCTGTAGGCCACGTCGTCCTGCGTGAAGACGGTCAGCGTCGACCCAGCGGCCAGGATGCGCAGGGGGCGGAGGCAGTTCGACGGCAGCGCGTAGGCGTAGGCCCATGTGTCCGAGGTGTTGGTGACTTCGGCCAGTTCCACCCGTGCGAGCGAGAACTTCCAGGTGCCGATCTCGAGCATCTCGAGCCGGGCCGGATTGTAGTATGTGTCGCAATAGCCCGCCTCGAGGCTGCCATCGGGCGGGTTGATGCTGGATATCACGACCCCCGCGCCGATGTGGGCGAGGGCCATGTTGCAAATCTGGACGACTGAGGCCATCGGCAATCTCCGGTTCCGGCGATATTACAAGCGGGTCTCCGGCACACGGATACGTTCAGCGGGCGTTCCGGCGGCGGACGTGAATGATCCAGTAGGGGTTGGCGTCGTTAGCCAGCAGGTGGGCGTAAGCGGGGCCGGTGGCCAGGCGGGAGAAATCGACCAGGGCGTCGGCCACCGTGGTGCCGGACGCTTTGGCCTTGAGCAAGCAGCCGGCAGTCCCTGGGCCCGCCAGCGCGACCAATCGCTCCCCCGCCGTCGGCCCACAGGAGAACCGCAGGTAGTGGTAGAGGAGATCGAGGAGCACTACAGATCCTCAGACCACGTTAGCGACACGCCGATGGTGCAGCTTTGCGTGCTGGCGACGGTCGCGGTCAGGGTTTCGCCGGGGCTGATGTAGATGTTCAGGTCGGTGATGTCGGCATACATGCTAGTGCCCACCGCGACCACCGCGTTGTATTCGACGTTGCCGCCCGTGATGGTCGTTCCGTCCGTATCGGTGGAAGCAATGGACTGCCCGCTGGTGATGGTCACGCCGCTGTCGGACGTGCTGCCGGAATAGGCGGCGTAAGCCGGCGAGCCACCCAGCGTGGTGTCCTTGACCAGCCTGATCGTCGCTACACCGCTACCAGCGCCACCGACATTGGTTCCCGCGCTGATGGTGCGAATACGGATCAGCCCGCCGTTTGGCACGCCGTTGTATGTGGACGCATTGCGGATGCTAAACCCATTAGTCTCAGTCGTGACGGTGGTGCGGGTGATGTCGTAGCCATGACGCGGGCCGAGAAGTGCGCGGTCCCCTTCCACCGCCAACATCCCACTGGCCGCTTTGACGATGATGTTGGTGGCGTTCGTGTCGTTGACCGCGCCCCATACCAACGGCATCGACGGGTTCAGCAGGCTAGGCGCGGTGTTAGCGTTGGCATATTCGATCTGATGAACCAACGTAAAATTCCCGGTGGTCGGACTCTCAACGAAAAACGCCAAGCTTCCAAAACCAAGATACTGATACGTGATCTGATAGACGTTGCCATTCGTCGGCACCAAAGTTTGGCCGGATGGGTTCGCCGCCGACCCGCTGCCATCCATGACATCGACATTCCACGACGCTTGCGGAATGTGTGTCGGCGTGGCGCTCTTGATCGTCCAAATGCCAAAGGTCGCACCGTTATAGCCGAAGAACAGACCATTTTCGAGGTTAGGGAAACCCACCCCGGCATACTGCGTCGAGTTCGCCGCGCCAGTCGTGAACAGCGCCGTGAACCGCGCGAGCGCGCCCTGCCCTGGGCGGTATTTCAGGTTGCGCTTGGTATAAGCGACCGCACTGGATGACGACGCCGCCGTGGTCGCGGCAGACAGCAGCCCGTTGGCAGCGGTGACGCTACCTGACCCGGTTGTCGTGCTGCCGACTTGTATGGTGTTGAGGCCATACACGAAATCGACCTGCGCCACTGGCGTCAGTTGCGCCGTCAGCATTTCGCCAAACGCCGTGACCGGATTGGCGACCGACACCTTGAGATTGTTTTGGCTGTCAATCCCGACGTTGTTGTAGACGCCGCCATCCGTCCGTCCGACGATGATGGTGCGGCCCAACGATGCCGACATCGCGGGAGAGATAAACGCATCCAACCGGAGAAGTTGCGGAGACAACGCAGTGGTCAGAACTTTGGTATCAAAATAGAAGTCAGTCTGGCCGGTTTCATCGCAGGTGAAGCGATAGCGCACGTGCGGCGTAAATGCCGGTGCGCTGAACATCTGGAAGCCCGACCCACCAACATATGGAATGGTCAGGGTCCGAAGGATGTCTGTTCCGCCAGAGTCGCGGCAGAAATCAATGACGATGGTGCCGTCTTTGTCGGATAACGCGCTAGTCTGCACCTGGGTATACCCGACCAGAGACAGCACGCCGGAATCGTAGGTTTGACCGTTTGTCAGCAGCGTAGCCGTGCTGAACGCCACCTGATCAACTGGCATCACCTCAACGCGCTGGCGGTAGTAGTCGGTGCCGCTGCGGCTGACGACGCTGTTGTCGATGCGCTTGCCGGTGGAGTCTGGCGAAATCTGGATATAGCCGTCGGTCATGGGCAGGACTCCGGTAGTTGCTGGCGCCAGACCGCCTCGGTGATCGCCAGGATCTCGCTGCTGTTCAACTCAGTCGCGCCGTAGGTGATGTCTGGCGCGTCGCCCAGCGGCAGCGTCTTGTTCCAGATCGCGGCGGCCAGGGCCTCGATCGTCGATTGCGAGAGCGAAGATATAAAGCTGGCCGACAGGGTCGCGGATACGCCGGCGAGCGCGTAGCTCTCCGACAGCGCCGTCAGCAGACGCCCGGCCAGAACCGAGGCGGCCTGTCCGGTGAGGTCGAACTCGCCCAGTTCTGCCGACAATATCCGGGAGACAATGAGCCCCACGTCTTGGCCCGTGAGACCGAACGAACCCGCCTCCGCCGCGATCGTGCGGCCATAGCTCAGAGCCGCGTCAATGCCGGCGAGACTATACGCGCCGTCCGCCGCCGTCAGCGTGTAGGTCGGGCCAGACGGCGTGTAGTCCAGTGTCGCGTCATAGCCGGTGAGCGCATAAGTCCCCTGCCCTGCCAGCAGCGTGCGCGCCGCGATTAGCCCAGCCGTGTTGCCGGCGATGGTGAACGCACCTGCGCCGGCCAGGATGGTGCGACCAGCGGTCAGGCTCGCCGCATTGCCCGTGATCGTGAACGCCCCGGCTCCTGCGGCGAGTGTCCTGCCATAACTCAGCGCCGCGTCCTGCCCCGCCAGGGTGAACGAGCCGTTCGCCGCCACCAACGTGTAGGTCGGCCCGGCGATCGGCGTATAGGTCAGAACCGCGTCATATCCGGTTAGACCGAATGTCCCGGCGGCGGCGGTGAGCAACCGTCCAGCCAGCAGATTAGCGTTGACACCCGTCAGGTCGAACGACCCTGCGCCAGCGGTCAAAGACCGACCAGCCAACAGCCCAGCAGCCTGTCCCGATAGCGAGAACGATCCTGCGCCAGCGGTCAAAGACCGACCAGCCAACAGCCCAGCAGCCTGTCCCGATAGCGAGAACGATCCTGCGCTTGCAGTCAGGGATCGACCTGCTAGAAGCCCAGCAGCCTGTCCAGATAGAGAGAACGACCCCGCGCCTGCGGCCAGAGAACGACTTGCTAGAAGTCCGGCAGCCTGTCCTGATAGGGAGAACGATCCTGCGGCGGCGGTCAGAGATCGACCTGCTAGAAGCCCGGCATCCTGTCCTGATAGGGAGAACGATCCTGCGGCGGCGGTCAGAGATCGACCAGCCAATAGACCCGCCGCGACGCCTGATAGCGTAAACGATCCCGCCTCACTGGTCAGCGTGTAGGTCGGCCCTGCTGGCGCACCGCCGCTAGTCTGAAAAGTGTCTTCCTGAAACCCATCGAACTGAAAAGCACTAATCTCTAAAACGGCATTTTGTCCGGTCAGGGAGAACGTCCCCGACCCCGCCACGACCGCGTAAGTTCGGGATAATGTCGCCGCGTTGCCTGTCAGCGAGAATGAGCCACCAGCCGCCGTCAGCGTGTAGGCGTTCGTATAGGTGACGACAATCTGGATGCTGGTCAGGTTAATCGTCGGGTTGGCGTCTGACGACTGAACGCCGAAATATTGGAGGGGGTTTGACCCCGTGCCGTTTACGTCATCGACTGTCCACGCAACGCCAGTTCTTGGATTATTCGCCCAAGAATCCTCGCGGGCGGTTATTGAGCCATTTGATGGGTTGTGTGTACTGGCGTCGTACGTAGAACCGCCAATCGTCAGACGAGCGCCGATATTACAGTTTTGCGCGGCGTTCTTGGAGTCGTAGTATTGAACAGCGACAGAACTGATCGTCGCCGTGCTTGGAAGGCTGAACGCTGAGAAACCAAACTGAATGGCACCAGCAGTGGTGCCGTGCGTCAGAACATCGGTGCCACCCGTGTCTGGGTAGTCATCAACCGCCTGATATCTAGTGCCTGCCGATCCTGTCCACGTGCCAGACGCGGAGATGTCGCTCGTCGGCGCGCGGGTTTGCGTGGTCATCCAATGTTGTTACCAAGTTGCATGAGCCACACGCCGCCATGTGTTCGTGGCAATGCACACGTAAATATACGAACTATCCCAGCAGATTTGCCCGGTTGTTCCTGTTGCGGATGCGGAGGCTGGTGTCTTTGCGGTGTTAACCTGAATAGAGTCGTCGTTGACGGTTAATTTAGACGCGCCAGATGTAGTCGTGCCGATCAAAAGTTTTCCGCTTGTATCAAATCGCCCCACGTCCGCGTTGTTGACAAAAAACACAAAGGGTATGTTCGTCTGCGCTCCAAAAACTGCCGCAGTCGCCGTTGTGCCGGATACGACACAATACACCGGGTTACTGTTAAAAGCGTTAACGCTGAAATAGCCTTCTACGGCAGTTCCTGCGAGTAGTTGCGGTGTTCCGCTGGACCCGGCCACCTGTAACTTATATGATGTAGAATCTAGGCCAATGCCGACATTACCGCTCGCGTCAATAACAAACGGCGTGCTGTCAGTGCTCGCGGAATCTTCCACTAACAGCGCGTTGCCAGTGCCGGTCTGCGTAATCCGCAACGCCGCGCTTGTTGTCGATCCACTAATGACAGAAGCAACCGGAATCGCCGTGTGGTCAAACCCTACAGAGCCACCAGACAGCGTAATCGGGGAGGTGACGCTAATTTCCTCCGCTGCGCCAGTGCTGGCCGTCGTACGGCCCAACAGTCTGGACGTCGCCATGGTGTAGGGAGACGACGTATAGGCTCCCCCGGTCAACGCCAGATTTGTCGCGCTATACGACAACCCCGTGCCGACCGTGATTTCCTCGGCGGCACCCGTCCCCGAGGTCGTTCGTCCCAGCAACCGGCTGGTCGCCATCGTGAACGTATGCTCTGCATTCCAGTTTGACGGGCGGACTTTCGTCGCGTCTCCGCCGTCCGATACCGCCGAGGTAAACTGGTGCTTGAGGCTGATCGTCATCAGGTCACCGTGAAGAAGCCAGCCGATCCGTCGAAGTCAATCAGCAGCGTCTCGCCGTCGTTCAGCGTGATGCTGCTGGCATAGTCGTAATAACAAACCAGCGGGTCCGCCGGCGAAGTCGGCGTGTCGTCGTAGATGTATACGTAGCGGAACGGCCCGGTGCTGCCACCCGAGGAAGTCAGCGTCAGGTCGGTCAGGATCAGCTTGATCGTTCCCGCCGTGTTCGTGCTGCTGGTCGTGGTGATGTTGCGGGTGGAGAGGTTGGTGTAACTGACCTGCGTGATGTTCGCCAGGATGCCGGCGCCGTCGCCGGTTGGCGGCGTGCTCTCGGAGCCTGGTGCGGTGTTGGACAGCGCCACGACGAACTGGTCCGTGCCGACATTGGCCGTCTTGACCATATTGCCGACCCAATCGTTGATCTTGGTGAAGGTAGCCATCTGATATCTCCTAGATAGACCGGCGACCGGCCATGATGACGGTTAAGTCGGTTGTGCCATCGCCGCCAAAGATCCGCGGCTTGATCCAGATCGGCAGCTCGACGATCTGATGCAACGCCGCTGCCGTCAGCGTCAGGGCATCCCCTTTCGGGTCACTCAGCGCGTGATACGTCACGCCGTCGTTGCTGCCGCCGATCGTCACGCTGGCGCCGCCGAACGTACCGGCCACCTGGATCGAGCGATCAGAGAAAACGGCGAGCCGCACGGGCTCGCCGTCATCGTCAGCCTGCATCGAAGCCCACGTCGTTACTGCGACGTCGACGGAGGTCTCGTAAGGGAAGGTTGTGGTCGGATAAATGGTCGCCATCTACCGCTCATGCCAGATCAAGCTGACTGACAGCCGGCTGGTGCGCCATCTCCGACAGCGTCTCCGGGGGCTTGCGCACCTGCTTGGGAGCACGTGACGCAACTGCCTCCTTGCTGTCGACCTTGGCGAACCATGAGCCCTTCAACTTGTCCGACACCTCTAGCTCGGTGCCCTCGCGAACGCGGGCACCGTTGTAGAATGCGGGCTTGATGGCGACCACTTTCATCCGATCACCTCATCACGCCTGAGACGGCGAGTCGTAGGCGACCCAGTTAGCCACGTCGGTGGTCAGGAACGCATTGACCGCGCCGGCGTTCAGCGCCGTGGTGCCGGTGACCTGCTGCACGGCGAGGTAACGCTCGTACGCGATACCCTCCATCGGCAGCGGCACCGCCATCAGGATCGTGCCAGCGGCGATCGCCGTGGTGCTGGTCGCCCAGGGGGCGCCAGTCACATGGATCGTCTGGGTGCCGTTGGTGGCGATGGTGCCCGAACCGTCAGACACCAGTTGGAACGCGACGGTGCCCGTCGAGCTCGCCACGGTGATGCCAGTGGACACGGCCACGACCAGGTAGAGCGCCTGGTTGCCGCCGACATCACGGGCGAGATCCATGTCGATCACGTCGCCGATGTTGTAAGTGCCAGCGGCACCAGTGTTCAACGACACCGCGTCGCAGAACTCCAAGTTTGCATCGAGAATCATGTCAAGAACTCCTACAAGCTGCGCGTTAGACGACGCGGGATTCGGTGTTGACCAGGGCGTCGGTGCGACGAACCGGAATATCGTCGAACGTCAGAACCCGCTTGCCCTCTACGTTCTCCCAGGAGAGGTTGCTGGCGATACGCTCGAGGATGCCGAGACGCAGCTTTTCGCGGATGGTCCGGTTGCAGTAGAACACCGCGCGACCCTTGCCGAACGACGGGATCAGTTCAGTCGCCTGAACCATCCAGTTGATCAGGTTCTTGCAGTTCGAGATCGTGTCGAGCTCGGAGATGTCGATGTTCGCCACGCGCACGAAATAGCGCCAGTCGCGGATGGACAGGCCGCAGTCCCAGCGATAGTGGGTGCGGTAGGCTTCCATGCGGCCATTGCTGCCGTCGGCGTTCTCCACGGTCACCTGGCCCTTGTCGGACATCTGCAGGCCAGCCTGCGAGCCCTTGGGGTAGATACCATGGCCAGTCTGCGGACCCCAGACGCACAGCCAGATCGAGGTCAGGTCACCACCGGAGCCGGAGAAAGCGTCGATGATGTTGTCCGCGTTCTCAGCCGAGAGGCTGTTGTAACGCGGCGACAGGCCGGTGAACGCCTCGGGCTCGGTGCCTTCGTTGCCATACATGAGGGTGCTGGCCATCTCCTGGCTCATGCCCTCGATGTGGGCCGCGTCTTCCGACAGGCGGAACGCCGCGGTGTTGCCGTTCAGGTCGGCGAGCGCCTTGTCCACCTCGGCATAAGCCTCGAGCATGCCAGCCGAGTCAGTCACCTGCACGGTGGTGCTCTTGGCCGGCTGCACGCCGCCATACAGCTTGCGCCAGGTCGGGGTGGGCAGGCCGGTGCGAATGGTGGTCTTGTGGCCAGTCGGCAGGTTGCCTTCAATGAAGGACATATCGGTCAGGATCTCGTTGCTCTGGTTGAGCAGCTCGACGATCGAGTCGATCTTGCCGTCCGGGTCGAGACGCTTGCTCAGATCGAGCAAGGTCGGGTTGGTAGAAGTCAAGGTAGCCATGTCAGAACCTCATTAGTTCATGGTTGGGAACATACGTTTGGCCATGTCGGGCTCGGCACCACGCGGGTTGCCTTGCACGAAACGGTCCTCACTGATCGCCTTGCCGGCTTTGTAGAATGCTCGGATCACTTCCGGGTGGTTGCCCATCCCGGTCATGTTGAGCACGTCACGGAGTTCGGGCGTGCCGAACGTCTCCAAAGCCTTGCGCGCCACGGCGAGGTTCTCGCTGAGCTTATCGCCACCGATCTCCTTGTCGGTCTTGACTTGCTCGACCCAAGTTTCCACCAGCTTGACCTGGTTGTCGGCCTGGCGCTGGGTCATCTTGACCGCAACGTCAGTGATCTTCTTCACCGACTCCTGATCGAGCTTGAGCTCCTTGGCGACAGCGGTGAACTCGTCCGCTGCCGATTGATCGAGGACCATGTGCTCCGGTAGATCGAAGTCATACTTCTCCGGGACCGCCGGCTCGGTAGGTTCCGCAGCCTTTGGCTCCTCGGTTGGTTCGGCTTCGCCGGCGAGCATGCTGCCCTGGGCTTGGCTCTCAGTCTCCGCGTTCCCGACGTCAGGGGAGGTTGTGTCGGTCACCGCTTCTTCTACAGGCTTACTCATTTTTGCCCTGATACTCCTTCAAGAGCTTGAAATACCCCTCGGGAGCCGCTTCGAGCACCTCTGCCGTGAGGAACAATCCGATCTGCCGCTTGCCCTCGTTGAACGCCATCAGGGAGCCTGAATGGTTAAACGAGGTCCGCGCCACACCGGCCTCCTCCAGCAGACGGCTCACGATTCGCCGCCCTTGGGGGTGGGCCATCAGCCACTTGAGATCCTCTAGCTCCTTCCGCCGGCGCTCGCGTGCCACCGCCTCCTCGGCATCGGCATCGCGCTCCTGGGCGCGTAGGTCCGTCGGGTCACGCATGACTGACGTCGTGGACTATACGGGAGGGCTTCCGGCACACGGATACGGTCAGTCGTTCCCGGTCGTGAGATGCTTGTTCAGCTTCTCATCGATCCGGTCGAGCTTGTCGAACACCTTGGTGAACAACCGCTCTGTCTCCTCCCGAGTCACGTAGCAGCGGGCCACCATCACCTCGATGTGGGAAATCTTATCAGCCAACTGCTCGTCCCTTTTCTGCAGGTCGTTGAGCGAGGACCACACGCGCTGGATCAAGAAACCCAGCCCCGACAGAATGATACCGCCGGCGATGTTGACGATTGTCTGTTCCAACGCATCACACGCCGATCACGGTCCAGTTGGACCCGTTGTACCAGACCAGCGCCGCGGCAGCCCCGCCGTCCGCCACGGTCGATCCCACCGACGGCGTGGTGGCGTCGTTCACCTGGGCGATCATGCCGACCGCCGGGGTCGCCGGCAGACTGGCCACCGCCACTGCCGTGGCCGGGACCACCGAATGGACGAACGCCACGGACTTGTCGCCGGCGATCGTCGCCGCCGTCGCGAGCGCGTTTTGCGACGTGCCAGAACCTCCTGCCGGAGCAACCTTGAAGATGATAGACCCACCAGCACCGGAGCCCGTTCCCCGCGAACCATTTACGGTGAGCGCAACGCCCGCCGTGTCGGTCTCTCCTGCCAAAACCGACTGCACGTTGACCGCTTGCGCCGCCGGTGCCGCCGCGTCAGCCGCGCCCAGGCGAACCGCGCCACCCTCGACGGACAGGTTCCCCGTGACAGTGGCGGCGCCAGTGACAGACGCAGTGCCCGTCACAGACAGGTCACCCGTCACACCCATATCCTCGGGAGCGACAATTCCGTCATCATTGAACTTCACCAGCACCTGGCCCGTGCCGGGGTCGGTCAGCTCGCGCAGCGTGTCGTCCGCGTCGGCGATCGAGCACACCGCCGTGCCGGTTATCGGGTTCTCGCCGTCCGTATCCTCGGCGCGGAACCGATACGACTCCTCGCGTTTGGTCTCGTTCTTCGACGTCCCGCTGAAACCAGTGTCCGCCGTGCCGCCGGCAATCACCTCCCATGTCGCGAACCGACGCTGGCGTTCGAGATAAACGAACCCGGTGAACGTGCCGGTCACGCTATAGGTGACGCTCTGCCCCGGCTTGATCGCCAGCACCAGGCTGGTGCCAGCCGCGGTGAAGCTCTTAGAAACTGTCGCCATGGGTATCTCCTGTTACGCTGCGCCGGCGGGCGTGCCGCCATATCCGGTGAGGCGCGACATAATGTCGTGCATGTTGTCGCCATCGATCTCGCTGACGGTCTTCGCCGTGTCCGCCGCGACCGGCATCGCGGCAGCCGCCTGCGCTTGGGCCATCTGCTGCGCCCTCTGCTGACGGACTGCCGCGACCTGGTCGTCTGGCACAACCAGCTCGGGGTTGACGCCATACATCACTGAATAGTCGTCAACGACCTGGTCAAAGTTGATCTTGTCGATGATCTCAGGCTTCATCTGCGCGAGCTGACCGACCGTCATCAGCAGACGATCGGCACCTTGCGCCGCCACCGCGCGCTGCGCCTGAGCCAGCACGGAGATGAACTCCACCTTGAGGTTCATCCCCTCCAGCTCCTGCGGCACCGGCGGCAGGATATGCGCGCGAGCTGCATAGTTGAAGGTGATGTCGATCAGCGGCGCCAGTAGCTCGTTGTGCAGACGCTCGAGCACAGGTCCGAGCATGAGGAGCTTCTCCTCGTGACGCTCGGCCACCTCGGTCGCGGTGATGTTGCTGCGCTGGTCGTTCGCCAGCAGCAGGAACAGGTCGGCGTAATACGCGGAGCGAATGCGCTGGCGCACGTCCTGGATGTCCAGCAGCAAGTGCTGCAGGTTCAGGTTCACCTCATACGCCGACCTGATGCCCTGGTTCGGCCCCTGGCTGTCCACATAGAACACGCCGCCCGGCAGCCTGGACTTCGCCGCTTCCTTGTAGCGGGTTGGCACCTGCAAGGGCGGGTTGACCTGCAGGTCGATCGCCTGCGCTTTGCGAAGCTGCTGGTGCTGGAGCTGCTTGACGTCGCCCAAACACTCCATGCCGGGGCTGGTGCCGTAGATGTCGTTGCCTGTGACCAGCCACCTCGGCGCGAGCACCGGGCACTGCTCGAAGCCTGACTCGGACAGGAACTTGTCCCAGTCGTCCCGGCTCGGCTCGAAATAGCAGGACATCCACGGCATGTTCTTGCCGTCTTTCTTCGCGTAATCCCTATCCCGGCGGGGCTGCACGATGTGGATCACGTCGACCCACTGATCGTAGTTGCCGTTCTTGTAGAGATTCCTGACGGTCCTCGAGCACTGGTCTTCGCCGAACTGCTCGACCATCTGCGCCACTGTCATCTGGAATTCACGGCACATGGTGTCGACCACGCCGCGGGCGTCGGTGGCGATGGCGTATTCGCCGATCGTCAGCGGGTAGTGATGGATGACATTCTCAAAATCCGGCAGGACGATCGAGGCCGCCGTGCCGAACAAGCCCAGCTCGTCATACATGACGTGTAGGGCGCGGTAGGTGTTCGATGAGGTGAAGATCGATCGGATCAGGTTGGCGGTGTCATGCAGCCAGGTCTTGACCGCCTGCGCTTCCATCAGGTCGCGGTCCTGGATCTCGAGCTTGAACCAGGGTCTGGCCGGCGAGGTCATGCCGGACATCAGCCCGGCGGACAGCGTCCTCGAGCCGAATACCGCGGTGTTGTCGTGGATGTTGTTGGCGCGCTTGCCGCCCTTGTTGCGGTCGTCGACGAAGAATCTACCGGCCCGAGGCTGCTGATAGTCCGAGATCTCGCGCCAGTGCGAGACCCAGGACGACCGCTCGTTCCAGAGCGCCGACTTGCGATTGAGCAGCCGCTGGCGAGGGTTGAGTTCCACCGCCACCGGCTAGCCGCCCAACAGCGTGCTCTTGCCGGTCGCGACGCTGCTCGGCTGCAGGCCGGCGGGGCCGGTCAGCAGGCTGCCCCCAACAATGCCCGAGCGGTTCCGCCGCATGGACGCGGCCAGCATCCCGCTGTCCGGGGCCTTCTTCTCTTGTGGCGGGGGCGGCGGGTCAGGGACGGACGATCCGAACAAGCACATACTGCGGGCTCCTGCGTGCAATGCGCGGAGCATACGACCAGCGGCTCAAGACACGGATACGGCAGGCTACAGGCGGGCGTAGGGGTCGTAATTGAGAGCACTATCCTCGTGCACCGGCAGCCCCATCCAGCGGGCTCTGGCCTCAATTGTGTGGTCGCGCCAGACCGGGAAAGCGAAGGTCAGGGCCAGGGCATCGCCCAGGTCAGGGGACGGCAGGCCGCGAGCCTTGATGTCGTCTTTCGCCTCGAGCTGGATCTTGTCGGCGGAGGTGAACTTGTAGGTCGGCGCGGCCAAATCCTGCTTCAGCTCGGGGATGTCCGGGATGGCGCCCCCGGCTGCCAGCCAGTCGCGCAGCTCGAACCACATCTCTGCCCGCTTGTTCAGATAGCGCCCGGTCGAGGGCTGACCGGCGAAATGCACCTCGATCACGTCGTGGTGGAGCTGGCGCAGCCGGTCGATCACCCCTGCCCCGTTGCCGGCGTCGATGAACACGGCATCGGGCTGGAACCGCTCGATCTCCTGCCCGACGCGATCGGCCAGGGTCATGTTGTCCATGCCGCGGAATATCCTTGGCGGATGGGCGAACAGCCCCTGGCGCATGAATATGACCGACCGGTCGTCGCCGAACCGGGCCGGGTCGACGCCGATCACCTTGGCGGCGAAGTCGTATTGCGATTTGTCCAGGTGCCGCCCCGCGGCGGTATGCACGTCGGACAGACTGATGAGCTGGTCGTCGCCGGCGGCGGAGAAGTCGCAGAGCATTTCGCGCCGGAAGGTGTTCTCGTCGACCGACCGCTTGTAGCGTTCGACCTCGGCCCGCTCGAGGGCGTCGGTGTCGTATACCGTATAAGAGGCCGCATACCAGTCGGGCAGGTCTCTGGCCTTGAAGAACAGCTCGCTGAACAGGTTGATACCCCGCGGCGTGCCGATGAACGTGGACCAGCCGAGGCGATCGGTCAGGGCCGGCTGCAGCACCTCGGTCCAGGTCTCAGGCTTGACGTCCGCCACCTCGTCGATGACGACCCCGTCCAGGCGCACACCGCGCATCGCGTCGGGATTATCTGCACCGTAGACCCGGATCATGCTGCCGTTCGACGTGAACCGCACCCAGAGCTCGGACTCGTTGACCTCGGCCAGGGCGCGCATGGTCAGGGGCGCCACGATCTGCTTCAGCCGGGACCAGGCGATTGCTTTGGCCTGCTTGAGCAAGGGCGCCACGTAGAAGAACAGCCCCAGCTCTTTGTCGCAGCGCAGCGCCTTGTCGACCAGTTCGCGGAGCGCCAGCTCGGTCTTGCCAGCGCGTCGGTGCAGGGCAAGGACGGTGAACCGCTTCCGCCGCTGGTGGCACTCCCGCTGCCAGGGCCGGGGCCGATAGCCCAGGTCGATGGTGGTCACGCCTCCTCGGCGTCCGGCACGCCGGTGCTGATCACGACCTTGGTCTCGAGCGGTCGGCCATCGGGGCCGGAGATCTCCGTGCGCTTGTTCTCGCGATAATCGTTCGGGAACCTGGCCGCCATGCTGCGGGACCATAGCGAATGGTTCAACCGGTCTCCGCCGGGGCTCTCGACCATATGCTTTGCCGCCAGCGT